TTTCCTGGAGTAGATGCTAATGTGCACACTGATGGAATGGAAAGCCTGTATAGGAAAGCTGTGAGAAATACTCGAATAGTGGATATCACAGTTAACGGGCGGAAAAAATTTCAGTACATTTTGGGGATAAAAGGCAATTTTGCCCTAATCAACACGCACGCCATAGAAAAATGTCCCTTCTTCGAGTTAAGAGTGTATCATGCAGGAAGAAATGGATCATATGTAGACATCCAAGTCCAGCCTTCTATGAAGGCCCTTTGTGGATTGGATCAAACATTGTTGTATCTACCTAAAGTTACATTTAAAGATATCTCGATGCATTTGGCTTCTCGTTCCCCCACTCATACCATTGGGTATGCTGGAGATGAAGAGATGAAGATTTCCAAAGTTGAGTTGGAAGGTGAATCTTCCGAATTGGGTTCATATTATATGTATACAGGCAGCCATTTTGTAGGAAAGTGTGGTATGCCCGTTATAGGCGAGACCACGTCAGGCAAGTATGGAGTGATCGGTATGCACACCGGAGGATATGATGGAGAAGAGGTTTCTATAGCGTGTCCATTGAGTAGGGAGGCGATCCAGCAAGCTATGGATAGCATCTCTGTTCCCGTTATGAAATCTATTTCTCTTGCGGAAGAGGCTCCTTTACAAGTTCCTACGGCACATAGTCCTTTCAAACATGAGTCCTTTACACATATAGAGTATTTGGGCCGGACAGAAGAGAAAGTGTGCGTTAAGAATAAGAGTAAAATGGAGAAAATTCCGATATATGATGCTTTTACAGAGTTGTTGTGGGAGGAGTTTGATTTCGTCCCAATGATTGATTATGTGAGACCTGTTATGGAACCCGGGCGTCGAAACGGAGAATGGATGAGTCCATTCAATGTTGCACTGAGGAAAATAGATACTGATTCCCCAAATCTGAATTATACATTATTGGGCAAAGTTATGAAATCTATTACTTCACACGTGATTCGTTCGTTAGAAGAAAAAGGAGTCTCCGATCTTCGGCCACTAATTCTTTCCAGTGCAATAAATGGTTATTCAGAGGACGATTATTTGAGACGTGTTAAAACGAACACTGCTGCTGGAAGTAAACCAGGGAACAAGGCACGATATCTGCCATTAACAGGAAGTGATGATCCAGATATCATGCGCGGAATTGATCCAAAAAGTTTGCAGGAATACACGCAAGCGGTAGACAATTACATTAACCTGCAAGTTATGGCCAATGAGAGATACAAAGCGTGTCTCAAAGATGAACCGAGAGACAGTGAAAAAGTCGCAAAAGCAGCTACTCGTCTGTTTTACCCGAATCCTTTTATAAGTTATCTCATAAGCCGTGCATACCTCTCGAGTTTCTACACGTTGATGGTAGAACATAGTGGGGTTTTTGGTGCAGCCATTGGGAAAAACGTGCATAAGGAATCAGAATCATTGTATGAGTCTCTTAGTAGAGTATCTGACAACATTATAGAGGGAGATTATTCAGGTTACGATGTGTCTATGCCTATAGATGTGGCATTAGCAGCTTCCCAGTTGGTGTATGATGTATTGGAACATTTTGGTTACAATGAATCCGCATTACATGTGGTTCGGGGTTCGTTGTCTGATACTGTGTACAATCGTATTGTGATGAATGGCGATGTTTTTTCCCGTCCTGGTTTACAACCTTCGGGAAGATACGCGACCGCGGAGGACAATACTCTCCGGGGCCATATCATTGCTGTTTATATTTGGACATATTTGGGTGGAGATCCTGACGAGTTTTACCTAGTGTGTGCTCTTTTGATTTACGGAGATGATATTCTTATTAGTGTGGCTGATGGATATGAATGGTTCAATTCGACATCCTATGCTCAAGCCGTAGAAGAGTGTTTTTCTATGAAATTCACTACTGCATTGAAAGGTGAAGTGACATCAGATTATATATCTGTCCAGGACGCAAGCTTCTTGCAGAGAAGTTTTGTTTATAGTCCCCTTCGTGGAAGATATATAATGCCCCTTCGCCTTGAGTCCATAGCAAAGTCGCTAAAATGGACAATACCATCGAGAGATTTGTCGAGTGATGAACAAATCTTGCAAAATGTTGAATCAACGATGCGCGAACTGTACTTTTATTATGAAGACGGTGATCAATATGATGATATGCGCAGGAGGATGGAAAACATCTTATTAAATGAGATGAAATTAGAGATTGAGTTACCTACGTTTGATGAACTCTATGAGAGCATCGAAGGGGGAGGCGAAACTAAACAAATGGACGAGAGTGATAGTTGTGCATTGCTCGAGCCTGAGGAGAGGAATCAAAATGATGTTGTGCCCTCCTCTAATTAAAACAAAAAACAACAAACGAGTACGACCGTCCCCGGCTGAACTATGCCACTCAGTCCAGAAGACGTTAAATTTACCTGGCGAAATGAGCAGATATACAAATTAGAAATTGAATTGAAGGAATTGGAATATTCGCAAGAATATCAGAGCGTGAGTGTGGATCAAAATCTACTACTATACGCAAGGGAGCCCCCTAGACGGGATCCTCAGAGAGCCGAGTGGCGGCGTCAACGTAAGATAGTGGCGCGGAAGGTGTCTCTGGAAAAAACAATAAATTGTCTGAAACGCAAGAGGGCGAGACGACAATTTGTTAATGAATCCTATGTGGCACCTCCCACCAAGTATGCCACTGTCGTGGTCAGTGCCGGAGAGGAAACGTATGACTTCGTTCTTTTGAGAGATGAAGTAGCAGATTTCCTTACTGACTTGGAATTCGCGTTACACGATTTGAGTAAGTTACGTGGGCGTGAAAAGACACGATGTGTAGTGACGTGGGGAAGGTTTAGACACACTGAAAAACTAGCGAAAGCTGGTTTAATGAGACTTGACAATGTTTTAGAAGACATTAGAGATAGTTACACATGGCCAAGTTTCACCAATGAGTCCAAAGAAGGAAACCTGGTAGACGAGGTTGACGGAATGGACACCAATGGGATATTGTCTACCGAGGTAATGGACGTTGGACAGAATAGTGTGTTGAATTTGAATCAATTTCCGGAACGTCCTATCCTAGTGTTAAATACGACATTGCCTTTTGGCACAATACCAGTGGCGACAGAAATACCACTGTGGCGAGAGTTGTCGAATGACCCAACGGTGCGATCGAAGTTTCGAAACTTCGCCACCTTTAGGGGTGATATAGAAGTGGACATTACGGTCGTTGGTATGCCGTTTCACTTGGGAGCAGTAATGTTCTCTTATCAACCATACCCCGATAATAATGATTCACTGGGGATTTTGTCCACTGGTGGAAGGAATCTTATCGCCAATTATTTATCGCAGGCGAGGATCCGCACCATAATGAACGTGAATGAGAATAGAACTACGTCCCTCAAAATTCCTTTTGTGTCACCCAAACCCGTACATCGACTCATGAATACTTCGGTATCTGCCATCACCGACGTGGATTCGTTAGATGATTTTGATAATGCGGGATCTTTGTTCATGCAAATTCTCAATCCAGTCGAATCTACAAGTGCAACTCCTTCAGATGTTTCGGTACAGATCCGGGCCCGATTTGTCAATATTGAGTTAGGTCCTCCTACAGCTACTCTCATGGACATAACTTTGGAATCTGGAGAGTATCCTATGGGAGCGGTTTCTAAAGCATTGGATAAACTGATGGAAATAGAAGAAAAGTTGGTTGATACAATTCCTGCTGGCACTGCCGCCACTGTGTCGGAAGTGGCCATGACAGTCGCCCCGCACGTTGCCAGTATTATGGGTTTAAGTAAGCCGCGTGTACGTGTGGATCCCCAATATTATAAACCCCTGCCAATGACATTCGGAGCCACCATCGATGAGAAGGACACGTCAGCATATATGGGGTTGCGGGAAGACGGGGAGATTTCCATCGATCCGGCGATAGTGTACGGACCCGAAGATGAGATGTCCATATCATGGATAGCAGGTCAGGAGAGCTTTCTGACATATTTTCAGTGGTCTCCTACTGACTCGACACTCACTACCCCAATTTGGACTTCCGTGGTTCATCCGCAATTGTGTTCGTATGAGACCGCGGGTGCAAACCTTCGTGTGCAACCAACTGCCTGCGCATTTGCAGCCACTCCTTTTTACTACTGGCGGGGCAACATGGTTTTTAAATTTATGGTAGTGTGTTCAAAGTTTCATAAAGGTAAGTTGCTTATTAGGTGGGAGTTGAATGCCTACCAAAACGCACTCATCGATACGGATGTCGAACTCAATAAACAGTTCGCCGTCATCTTGGATTTGGCCACTAGTCAATCTCTTGAGGTAGAAGTTGACTGGGCCAATCCTATTCCATGGGGCAAGTGTGTGGATGCTGCCAGCATTGATAATATGTATGGAGTGGACTTTGATCCTACGGCTTACACATATCAGATGCCCAACGGATATTTGAGTGTTGTCCCATACACACAACTACAGTCACCAGACGATAGTCCTGTGGAAGTGAATGTGTTTGTGAGTTGTCCTGATCTGCGGGTTAACTTTTTTAACGATCAGCAATTGCCAACAGAGCGATTTTTAAATGAATCAGGATACTTTGAGGAAAATAAGTCGGACCAATATATAACAAAAAGAGTTATTATTAACCCAACGAGCTCATCTACGAAAAACCTCTCTACATATTATTTCGGAGAGGAACCGCATTCCTTTGGGGAAGTCATAAAGCGCTACATAACGGCATATAAAACATCTTTAGCGTCAGGCGCCCCAGGAGATCGTTGCATCCAAATACGCCACGGATCGTTACCCGTACCCAACCCAACATATACTGCCTTGGCAACGCAACCGTTGACCATATTAGGATATTTGGCGTACGCATATCTCGCAAAGCGAGGGAGCATGAGGTATAGGGCATTTATACAATCCCTTGGCAATGCCACATCTGGACTTAGTTCTCGAGCCGTGGCTTTTTTAAGTGCGCCCACCGCGTACTCGACCCCACAGGTCAACTGGACCACTTCTGGGCCCCAGGCATTTGGAACTGGAGCCGTCAGTTTTGTGGTGTCAACTAATGGAGCTATTGAATTTGAAGTTCCATTTTATTCCAATAACCTGTTCATGTTTTCATGTACTGAAGATGGAACAGGAATAGCCGTGGATGGTGAAATGTCACTAACATGGCTCCAGAGATTCTTCCTCATGGTTGAGGCGGATTACTCTTCTGCGCTAACGTATATAGATATAGACATGGCTGCCGGGGAGACCTTCAGATATGTTGGTTTCCTGGGAGCACCCCATTACATAGCGTAAACCGAGAAGACGG